GACTACGCGCAGGGCGTCTCCCTGAACTCTCCTGTTTTCGGTAGTGAACCGAGGAAAGGAAAAGGAGGTTGAAGTGCAATCTCGAGACCACATCTATTACGCCCCTCAGTCCTTAACGTCATCTTCGGGTGACGCTATGATTCCTGAGGTGTCTAATAAGGATCAGTTTCATTACCGTTATGGGTACGACGGTAAGAAAGTTGTTCCTTCGTTGCATGGTCTCGGGTACACGAAAGTGGAACTTCAAACGTTCATAGGTGAGGTGAACGAAGTCGGTAAAGCGTTCCCTTACTTAGGGTACTACTATAACCTACGAGGTCCTCTTGGGCAAAGTGTGTCCCCCTTCACGGCCGTTGTCGACTTTGAGAACAATAGAAATAAAGCCTTGTCAGCTCTTTATGACAAGCTCTTTACTACTGTTGATCTTAGCGTTGACACATGGCAATGGAAGCAGACATACCAGCTCGGGCAAAACCTATGGGCTATGGTTCGATTCCTGAAAGCCAGGAATCCGAATGCCATCAAAAAGGCATACGACGCTTATCAGTCTGCTCGTCGTTGGCTTGCGCCGAAGACGTTCGGACCTAAGAAGCGCCGGAAGCCTATGAACTGGCGCAAGCATCTCCGGAACACTGGGGATGCCTGGCTTCAGTTCAGTTATGGTGTTCGTCCTCTGATGCAAGACATCTTCGACACGCTAGACGCTATGAGGGCTCCGAAACGTCAGATCGTTAAGATCCGCGTTTCGAAAGCCACCAGAGAGTTTAACGATAAGCCCATCTCCAACTGGCGGATGGGTGGTCGAGGAGGTTGGATCCTCAGAGGGGTCGATCGCAAGATCGTTCGTCATTCTTTTGACATCGACTTTGTGATCGCCGAGTCTGCTCTGGACTCGATGAAAAGATTCACTACCATGGACCCCAAGCGGTTTCTTTGGGAGAACATCCCGTTCTCCTTCGTTGCCGACTGGTTCATTGATTTTGGATCCTACCTCGAGCTCATGGAGCATGCTCAAAATTCCGCGCGGGGTTTCGCGGGGGGCACCGAAAACTCTATCGTGCTGCGCACCTCCAACTACAAAGCGTTCCGTGACGAGTCGAATTCCCTGTACGAAAGTACAGGATTCGCCGAGTCATGGGCTCGCGATGTGGTAAAAGATCGCACAGTGCTGACAGGGTCACCAGTCCCTCGCCAAGCCTCCGTTCGCGTGGACTTCTCCAGTCCGTGGCGTGCACTCAACGCCATTTCACTGCTTCTTCAAGGGTTCCGAAAGTGACCTGCGAAGATGCCACTCTTGAGTGAAAGAGCGCTCTCGGTGCTTTAGCATCGGGGGCTCCCATCCATTGTTTTGAATAGGAAGGACCCTAATGTCCGCAGCAGCTAACATCGTACTGAACGACGCGCAGGCGACCCCTGTGGCACACACGTTCATCCCCATCGGCCCCGACGCTCAAGGCGCGTGGTGGTTCGAAGACCAATCGGCTTCCGAGTCGATTGGCTTTAACCGAATCTCCATGCTTCTCAAGCGCGTCGGGAACCCGGCCCCCGGGAGTAATTCCGGGGATCGGGTCAACCGTGTCCGCGTTTCCCTCCACTGTCCTGTCCTCGAGACTCTGGGCACGAACGACAGCGGCTTGACGCCGCCGCCGACCGTTGCCCACGTTGAGCGGATGGCGGTGGAGTTCATCATCCCGGAGCGGGCGTCCCTGCAGAACCGTAAGGATCTGCGGAAGTACGCCTACGGCCTTCTTGCTGAGACTCAGCTGCTGGCCATGGTTGAAGCGTTGACAAACGTGTACTGACCCCACAAGGGAAAGTACAGGCTCTCGTGAGCCCTTCACCCCGGTCCCGATTCGTGTCGATCGGGTTCGTTGACGTCGCAGTCAACGTTAGAGGAAACGTGAGGTTCCTATGCATTCGGGTAAGTTTCCCGATATGGGCGAGGTGTTCTTCGCTCTTTGCAAGGCGGTTGATAGTCCTGTCTCTCTTGGCGTCTGGCTCCGCTACAAGTATACTCATAGCGAGCTGGCGTCAGTGGCTATAAAGCCGAGAGATTATACCTGTGCTGCCTCCTTTCACAAAGATTACAGCGTCGTGGCTTTCTTGTCGAAATACAAGAAGCTGGATACTGGCATCAATGTTACGGAGGTAGCCCTTCAGAAATTCAAATCTTCTGAAGCTGTCTGTAAGGAAACAAATTACAGGTTTCGCCATCTGGAAACCGCTGTCAATCAGCGGCTGCACGGGATACTACATACCGCGCAGAGAAAGATTTCCAAATTGCTGGGCCCGTTTTCTGTTCTTGCTCTAGACAGAAGGTATGGTTGGGGACCTGGTGCTTCGACAGATATCCCTCGTCGACGTGCCAGCGTGGACACGAAGATTTGCGAACTCCCAATCTCTGTTTCGAGATCTGCTAGAGCCTGGCTCCGGCATGAGATCGAGTCTGACCTTCACTGGTCGGAGACTGTCCTCGGGATGAGGCCGGAAGGCAAGTACTGCCTTTTGGACTCAAATTTTGTCCTAACGGACGAATGCAGGATAGAAACAGTGCCAAAGAACGCGAAGACAGAACGCGTCATAGCAGTCGAGCCTCGGGGGAATTCGTTCCTCCAAAAGGGAATCGGCAGCTATATCCGGTCCAAGCTCCGGACTGTCGGTGTCAATCTGGATGACCAGACGAGGAACCAAGACTTAGCACGTCGTGCTTTGTCCGAGTCCTTGGTCACTCTCGACCTGAGAGCGGCTAGTGACACTGTTTCAAGGGAGGTGGTATACTCCCTGTTACCGTACGACTGGGCTGCGTCGCTAGACGCAGTGCGTACGCGCCGGGCAGCGATGCCTGACGGGACTGTAACGGTCCTGGAGAAGTTCTCTTCGATGGGGAACGGCTTCACGTTCGAGTTGGAGTCGCTGATCTTCTGGGCTTTATGCTCAGCAGTAGCGGACTTCAATCAGGAATACGGTGAAGTGGCAGTGTACGGTGATGATATCATCGTACCGCGTTCGATCGCGACGGAAGTGTGCCTCACGCTCCAGTTTTGCGGCTTCGAGATCAACGACGATAAGTCGTTCTTCGAAGGGCCGTTCTTCGAGAGTTGTGGGGAGCACTTCTTTAACGGAACGAACGTGACTCCTGCTTATCAGAAGGAACCCCTGGACAGCCTTCCCGAGGCTGTTCGTTGTGCTAACCGTCTGATGCGTCTCTCTCTTCGACTAGACCCGACTCTCTACCTCCATCCGGTTGTAAGACCGGCCTGGAAGTCGATAGTTAGATCTATGGGTGTTATCGCTTACGCGATTCCACTTGGCTCGGAGGGAGACGATGGGCTCCTCTTGAATCGCTCGGACTTCGAACAGCTCCGTCCTCTGCCTCGTGAAAGAGGTGGTGGGAGGGGGTTCGACGGGATCCGGTGCCGAGTCATGAGGTTCCCAACACGATCGTTTATCGCCAATGATCGTGCACTTCTAGCTTGGACGCTGCGAGATCGCCATAAGAGCTTGCGCTCAAAAACGGTCTTGGAAACGCTCTTCGATGAGCCTTCGATCCCCTTCCTCGGGGTGGTCGAGTTTCCTCCAAAGGGTACCAATCCTTTGACAGCGTATAGGTGGGTCATCCCCACCGGCGAGTTCGACCTGGTTTAGTACGGCCAGGGAGAGGGG